CATTCTGGACATGATGAAATCCTCTCTTTAGTGCTTTAGGCGGGATGCCAGGGCGCACAAGCTGAAGCTCAAATGCCTTCGGGCATCTTACTCACTACCAACGCAGGGCGCAAGATTTATGGATGACACCGACTTCAAAGCGCTGATCCAGAACGAGATCGAGCAAGCGGTAAATTTCCACGACACAGAATTTGCCGCCGACCGGATCACCGCGATGTCGCACTACCTTGGCGAACCTCTCGGCAACGAAGTCGAGGGACGTTCTCAGGTCGTGCAGACCGAAGTCAGCGACATGATCGAAATGATCATGCCCCAGCTCATCCGTATCTTCGCGGAGACCGATGACTTTGTGCGGTTCGATGCGCGCGGGCCGGAGGACGTTGAAGCGGCGGCCCAGGCTACCGATTACGTCAACTTCATATTGAATGCGGACAACAACGGATTTCAGATTTTCCACGATTGGATGAAGGATTCCTTGCTTTTCAAGATGGGTGTCGTGAAGCACTATTTCGACGAGAGCGAGACGATCACCGAGGATTCGTACGAAGGGCTGACCGAGGACGAGCTGACCGCGCTCCTGACGGACGAAGACATCGAGGTCATCGAGCAGGCCGCGCGCGAGATCGGCGAGCCGCAAATCATGCCCGATGGCAGCATGTTGCCCCAGCCGCTGGTCTTCGACGTCCGCATTCGCAAGACGACCAGCGACGGCCGGGTGAAGATCGAGAACGTACCGCCCGAGGAGTTCCTGTTTTCCCAGCGCGCTAAGTCCCTCGACGACTGCCGCATGGTCGCGCATCGCACGCAGATGACGGTCACAGAGCTGATCGAGATGGGCTACGATCGCGAGACGGTCGAGGGCCAAGCCGGGCATGTCGAGAACGACCAGCTCAACGAAAAGCAAGCCCGGTTCGAGGACATGGAAAGTCAGGCCGAGGACATGTCCGGCGACATCAGCCAGCGCGAGGTGATGGTCAACGAGATCTATCTCAAGGCCGACTACGATGACGATGGCAAGGCTGAAATCCGCCGCGTGGTCGCGCTCGGCGCGGGCTACGAGATCGTGTCGAACGAACAGTTCTACGCTTACCCCTTCTCGATCATCTCGCCGATCCTGATGCCGCATCGCATGGTTGGCCGGGGTCTCGCCGAGATGCTGTCCGATCTCCAGACCAGCAAGACCGCGATCTTGCGTCAGCTACTCGACAACATTTACCTGATGAACAATGCGCGCGTCGGCGCTGTCGAGGGGCAGGTCAATCTCGATGATTTGATCTCAAGTCGTCCTGGCGGCATCGTCAGGATGCGCGCGCCGGGAATGGTGCAACCGATCTCGGTGCCGTCAGTCGCGGACTCGGCGTTCCCGCTGCTCTCCTACATGGACAACGTGCGCGAGATGCGGACGGGTATGAGCAAGGCCAGCATGGGCCTCGATGCCGATGCGCTCCAGTCCTCGACCGCCGTTGCCGTAAACGCGACCGTCAGCGCTGGCCAAGCCAAGGTCGAGATGATCGCGCGCGTGTTTGCGGAGACCGGCGTTAAGCGCCTGATGAAGTGCATCTTGCAGCTCGTCCAGAAGCATCAGCAACAGCCGCGCATCGTTCGCCTGCGTAACGAGTTTGTGACGATCGATCCGCAAATGTGGTCGAACGAGTTCGACGTTTCGATCAACGTCGGGTTGGGCCGGGGAGATGCCCGGCAGCGCCAAGCGGTGCTGGCCCAGGTCGCCGCCAAGCAAGAGGAAATCCTCACCAAGCTCGGCATGGACAACCCGCTTTGCACGTTGGCTCAGTACCGAGGCACGCTCGCGAAGATGCTGGACTCGAGCGGGTACAAGTCGGCCGACGAGTTCTTCCTCGATCCCGAAAATCTACCTCCCGAATTGCAACAGCGTATCGCGCAGAAGATGCAATCCGCGCAGGGTCAGGCCAACCCGATGGTCGAGATCGAGCGCCAGAAGATCGAAATCGACCGTGCCAAGAACGAGGCCGAGATCGCGATCAAGCGCGAGAAGATGATGGCCGAGCTGGAGATGAAGCGCGAAGAAATGCGAATGAAGTTCGAGCTGCGCCGGCAGGAGATGGAGTTCGAAGCCCAGCTCCGCGCGGCCGAGGCGGTAGTCGGTGTGGACATTTCGGCGAACATGCCGAGGGCGCAGTAGATGGCCGACGAAGGCCGGTTGCGCGAGGAAATGGATCGCGGGTCGAAAGCGGCCGCGCTGGTCCGCAACCCGATATTCGAAGAGGCATTCTCGGCGCTTAAATTAAGATATGCGACCGACTGGGCGAACACCGCGCCGACCGACGCGGAGCAGCGCGAGCGCCTTTACATCGCCATCAACGTGCTCGGAGATATCCACGATCACGTTGTCGGAATCATGCAGACCGGCGAGCTCGCCGGCAAGGAGATCGACGCGGAGCGAGGCGGCTCTCGCGTCCACTGAATCACGCACTGCGTGATGACTAAGCCCGTTCGGGCAGTCACACATAGCGGAGAACTTTTATGGCGGAAGCATCCCAGGTGGATGGGACTTCATTGCTGTCGACCAACGATGCGGTCGACGTACTTCTCAGCCGCGGCGCTCCTGTAGAGGAAACAGCGGAAGCGGCAGAGGAGACGGCAGTCGAGGAGGAATATTCTCCCGAAGCCGAAGCCGAAGCCGAGCAGGCAGAGGTTGTAGCCGAAGCGGATGACGCCGAGGCCGAGGACATCGTTGACGATGAAACCGAGGCCGATGCGGTAGACGACGAGGCACCAGAGTCAGTCGAGGCGTTGTATAGAGTCAGGGTCGGAGATGAAGAGGTCGAGGTGCCTCTTAATGAACTGACCAACTCGTACATGCGGCAATCTGACTACACGCGGAAGACCCAGCAAGTCGCCGAAGCGAGAAAAGCTATCGAGGCGGAACTGAGTACCGTGCAAGGCGAGCGCGCCCGGTACGCCGAGCAGCTCGTCGCAGTCGAGCAAGCCCTAAGTCAACAGGAGCCAGATCAGGAGCACTGGAATCAACTCTACGAAAATGACCCCCTGGAGTATTCGCGACAGCGCGACCTTCACCGAGACCGCAAGGAAGCGGTGGCAGAGGTGCAGGTCGAGAGACAGCGTGTCCATGAGGATCATCTCGCGCACTTGCAAGCCGAGTCGCAGAAGCGGCTCGAACATGAACGCGAGCGTGTCACTGAGTTAATTCCCGAGTGGATCGACCCAGAACTTGCGTCGAGTGAGAAAAACTCTGTCATCACTTACGCGCAACGGGTTGGTTATTCGCCTGATGAACTCGCACAAGTTTCGGATGCGCGAGCGGTTGCAGTCCTCAGAAAAGCAATGCTCTACGACGATCTGATGGCTCGGAAACCCGCCGCGACGAAGAGAACCGCGAAGGCTCCGAAGATGGCTAAAGCGGGCCAACCGACATCCAACAAACAACTCTCAGCCCGGCGACGGCGTGATGCTCTCGCCAACATTGGAAACAAGTCAGGGGTCGGTGCGGTTGACGCCGCGATCGATTACCTCCTGGCCAAATAAAGGAGCCATCTTATGGCGACATGGACGACAAGCTCGGCAGTGGGCGAACGCGAGTCTCTCGCGGATGTCATTGCCAGAATCGACCCGGCTGATACGCCGGTTTTCTCGAACGCCAAGAAGGAGACCACGAAAGCGGTCTTCCATGAGTGGCAAGTGCAGGAGCTTACCGCTGCGTCTGACACAAATTACGTAAATGAGGGGTCAGATTGGTCATACGTGAACCCCACGGCAACGACTCGTCTTGGCAATTATCATCAAATCTCTGCACAGGCCGCGCAGGTCTCAGGGACTCTTGAGGTTGTCGACAAGGCGGGGCGCGATCGTGAGACCGCGTACGTCAAAATCCAGAAATCTCTGGAACAGCGCCGCGATATTGACAAGTCTCTGTTCAAGAACGAGGCCCGGTCGTCTAGCGATCCGAGGAAGGCTGGAAAGCTCCTCTCGTACATCACGAATATGTCGCTGATCTCGGCGTCAACTACCCCGGCGGGGACTGGCGCGGACGTATCGGACATGGCTGGCACCAACGCGGCGTTGACGATTGCCAAGGTGGACGCTGCTATGAAAGCGGCCTACGACGACGGCGGGAGCCCCTCGATGCTTGTGGTTAACCCCGCAAACAAGGTCGCCTTCAGCGATCTGTCGAGCGGCGGTGCGGTCACAAATCAATTGCACATGACGGCGAATGCGCCCCGTGATGCAATTATCGTCGGGTCGGTCTCGATGTATTTGACCGACTTCGGAACCTTGAACGTCGTCATCGACCGCCAAGCGACTAACACCGAAGTGATGTTGCTGGACAAGGATTACTATTCGATCGGGCATCTCCCCGGCCGCATGTTCTCCGTCAGTGACGTTGCGGCGACCGGCGATGCGATCAAGTTCGCGATTGTGTCCGAGTGGACTCTCATTATGAAAGCGCCGAAGGCTCACGCGGCCGTCGTCGATCTGTCCACGACCTAGCAGCCAAGCGTAGCGAGTAGTAACGAAACAGGGGGTCAGCGGCTTCGGTCGCTGGCCCCTTTCATTCGAGGACGTGAAATGAAACTGCCGCTTCTACGCGACAAAGCCGCTGGTACGAAGACCGATATGCACTTCGATGGTGACGACATGACCATCGTCAGCGAGCAGCGCGTCGACAACATTCTCGACCACAACAAGCGTCAGGCGAACGACTGGAAGGCGGGTTCCCAGATCGGCCATACGCAGCGGCATCATCAGAAGGTCGCCGAGATCCCTGCCGGGCTTTACTACGAGCTGGTCGCTAAACTGGGCGAGCCGAAGCACAACCTTGCCGCCTGGAGGCGTTGGCTTAACGATGCGGACAATCGCTTCTTCCGGTCGACGGGCGGGACGGTCTGATGGCGATTTCGACATATACAGAGCTGATGACGGCCGTCGACAATTGGTTGGCCAGGACCGATCTCGCTGACCGCGCGCCGGAGTTCATCGCGTTGGCCGAAGGCCGCATGAATCGCGAGCTGGAAACGCGCGCGCAAGAAAAGCGCGTGACTGCGAACACGGTCGCTGACGACTCTTATGTGTCTTTGCCTACTGACGTGCGGCAAGTGCGTCACGTCCGGCTCAACACAAATCCAAAAGTCATATTGAAATTCCTTACGCCCGAAGCGCTCGACGCGACTTATCCGTCGACCGGCACGGGCAAGCCGCGCGCGTATTCGGTGATCGGCACCGAGATCGTTTTCTCACCGACTCCCGACGCGGTGTACGAGGCCGAGATCGCCTATGTCGGCGACATCGATGCGCTCGGTGACTCGACGGCAACGAACACCATCCTTGCGCGTCATCCAGACGCTTATCTGCATGGCGCGCTTGCAGAGGCGTTCACCTACTTAATGGACGATCAACGCGCCACGCGGCACGACCAGATGTTCAGCCGCGCAGTGATGGGGATTCAAGCCGACGAAGAGCGTGCGCGATGGGGCCAGTCCCCGACGATTAGATCACCTTATGGAGAAGTGTAATGTCCGCAATGAGCAACTATTTGGAACTCGAAGTGCTCGACCACGTCTTGTCGGTCGGCGCTTATTCGATGCCCGCCGATATTTACCTTGGACTGTCGGTCGGCAGCATGGCCGAAGACGCATCCGGTACGGAGTTGAGCGGCAGCTCTTACGCGCGTCAGGCGATTACATTCGCAGCCGCGAGTGGCGGGAGCTCTTCGTCGAATGCGACCGTGACGTTTCCGACTGCGACCGGAAGCTGGGGAACCGTCGCATACTGGTCGATTTGGGATGCTGCATCGTCCGGTAACATGATGCTGCACGGCGTGTTCGCGGCTAGTAAGGCGATCGGAACCGGCGACGTGCTGCGAGTTAACTCCGGCGACATCACGGTAACGGCGGCTTAATTCGATGGCGGAAATCGTCGGACCAACGCTCGATCAGCTCGACAACTGGTCAAGCAGTCTCGACGCGCTGACGATTTCCCTGGACGATTCCGTCTGGACGACGGCTGCGCTGCGCGATGTCGCGAATTACCGGGCCAACCCGACCCTCGAACAACTCGATGCGCTTTCAAGCAGCCTCGATGCGATACCGACTAGCCTCGACAGCTTGTCATCGTTCGGCACGCCCGCCGCCACGGCCATCACGGCGTCGGCGAGCGCCGGCGTTACGATGTCGGCGTCCGCAACGCCGTCAATCGCAATCACGGCCGCGTCGAGCGCCTCGGCTCTGAGAAGCGGAAGCGCCTCGGCGGCGACCGCATTGACGGCCTCGGCGACGGCGACGCATCTGGAAGCCGCGACTGCCACGGCGGCGATCGCTATCACGGTAAATTCGCCGGACGTGCTGTTGGTCTTCTCGGTCAGCGCAACTCCGTCTCTCGCCGTGACCGCATCTGCGTCGTTCTTTATGACGCGGGAAGTGTCGGCGAGCGCGGCAATGGCGATGACAGTATCGGCGGCAAACGAAGTGCTCGGCGAGGCGTGGACGGCGACGACGCCCGGCGGCGAGACATGGAGCACCGTGTCGGCCGGTGGTGAAATATGGAGCACCGTGTCGGCCGGTGGTGAAATATGGAGGAGGGCGGCGTGATCCAGTTCGGTGAGTTCTTGCCAGACCAGCCGCCGCTCGGCAGCACGGGCGCGACTGTGGCCAAGAATGTGATACCCGCGTCCAAGGGGTATCGCTGTTTTCAAGCACTGTCAGCGCTCTCAGGCGTGGCAACGAACAAAATTCTCGGCATGTACGCGGGAAAAGACGACTCTGGCTCGACGGCTCTATATGCCGGTGATAGCGGCAAGCTCTATCGGTTTAATGCGGCTGACAGCGCTTTGACCGACAAGAGCAAGTCCGGTGGATACAGCACCTCGGCGGATGACAGGTGGGCGTTCGCGCAATTCGGCGAGACGCTACTCGCGACGAATTACGACGATGTTATTCAGACCGCAACGGTCGCCCAAGCGGGCGTGTTCGCTGATCTTGGTGGCTCGCCGCCGAAGGCCAAGCATATCGCGGTCGTGCGCGATCAGGTGATGGTCGGCAATGTGAACGACGGCGTCGATGGCGTGAAGCCCTACCGGATCTGGTGGAGCGGTCTTAACTCGGCGACAAGCTGGACGAGCGGAACGAGCCTCTCAGACTATCAAGATATTGTTGATGTCGGCGATTGTACCGGGCTGGTCGGTGGCGAATATGCCGTCGCTCTCTTCGATCGGGCGGTGGTCCGTTTATCATTCGTTGGCGCGCCGCTGATCTATCAGGTTGACCGGCTTACGCACCAGCGCGGGTGTTCGGTGCCGGGAAGCGTCGCGGCGGTCGGCAGCGGTATGGTGTTCTTCCTGTCGGACGACGGCTTCTGGATGCTGCGAGGCGGCCGGCTAACGCCGATCGGCGCTGAGAAGATCAATCGATTCTTCCTCGATAGATTCAAGCTCTCCAGCAAGGAGAACGTGGTATCGGCGGTTGACCCGGTGAATCAGAACGTGATCTGGGCATATCCATCGACCGCATCAGTGGACGGCGAGAACGACGAAATCCTAATCTACAATTACAATTTGAATCGGTGGTCATACGTCGAGACTCAGTGCAGCGCGCTCGCGCAGCTATTCACGGCTGGATACACGTTGGAGCAATTGGACAACATTTCATCCAGCATAGATGCGTTGACGACATCGCTCGACAGCCCGGTCTACAAAGGCGGATCGTTCTTCTTCGCCGGCGCGAAGGACAAGAAGGTGCACAGCTTCACGGGCGATTGCCTCGATGCGACGATCGAAACCGGAGAGTTCACCGTCTCACCCGGACGCCGTTCACTCGTCAATACCGTCTTGCCGCACCTGACTGCAAAACCGGGACAATCGCCCACCGTCTCGGTCGCGGTTGGGTCGCGGCAGCGCCAGATCGATCAGCCCACGTTCACGGCGGCTTCGAGCATCAATGCGGACGGCTATTGCCCGGTACGATCGCTCGGCGCGTACCACCGCGTTCGCCTGTCGATCACGGGCGATTGGCAGCTCGCGCAGGGCATCGATATCGACGCGAAGCAAGCCGGGTTGCGCTGATGGCGACATCGACGAGTTTCCGCGCGCTGACGCAATTCAGCGATGCGCGCGATGTCAGCGACGTGGTCAATAACATCTTATCCGGCAAGCAGAACAACTGTGGCACGGTGACCCTAACCAACTCGGCGACCACCACTGCGGTTACCGATTACATCGTCGGCCCTGAGTCGGCGGTGCTGTTCATGCCGACTACGGCAGCGGCCGCAACCGAACTCGCAGCGGGTGGCATGTGGGTGTCCGCGCGTGCTGCGAACACGTTCACGATCACGCACGCCAGCGCCACGACAACGAGGAGCTACACGTATGTGGTCGTCGGGTGACATGGAGACCGATTGGCGGCTTGCGAAGCCGCACGTTATCGCTGCGCTCAAGCACAGCGGCGACACCCACGATCCGCACGACGTGCTCGACATGATCCTCGGCGGCAGTGCAGCGCTGTTCGTCGGAGAAGGAAGTGCAGTGGTGGCCCAGGAGATCAAGTTACCGGCTGGCCGCCAACTGCACTTCTGGCTCGCCGCTGGCGATATCGATGAGCTGGTAGAGATCGAGCGAGACGTTGAACAGGCTGCGCGCGAGCGCGGCATCAGAAAAATGTCAATCATCGGACGCCGCGGCTGGCGTGCAAAACTCGACGGCTTCCGCGAGGTCGGCGTTGTCTTGACGAAGGAACTATAGCATGTCGTTTCTCGGAGATATGTTCGGCGGATCGCCGCAACAGGTCAGCACTATGTCGACCACGAGTGGCCCGCCAGCTTACTCGCTGCCGTATTTGGAGTCTGGGTTGGAGCGCGCCGAAGAGGTCTACCAGCGTCCGCGCGAATATTACCCAGGTCAGACATATGTCGATTTCGCGCCCGCTACGACAGCGGCGCTCGACCTCGGCGAGGCGCGCGCGATGAGGGGTAGCCCGCTGTTGACGGGGGCGCAGGATCTGACGGGAACGGTCATGGGCGGCGGGTTTCTGAATCCGGCCGCCGCGATGCTCGATCCGACGGCGCGGGGCGATTACTTGGCCTCTGGCAACCCGTATCTCTCGGCGGCGCTGGAGCCAGCCATTGATAGGGTGTCGGGGCAGTTCTCCGGCGCTGGCCGCTATGGCAGCGGCGCGCACGCAGCGGCGATGATGGGGGCACTCGCCCCGACTTACGCTCAGAACTACGCGTCCGAACGGCGGAACCAGCTCGCCGCGCAGGGGTCGCTGGCAGACTTGGCGCAGCAAGACCTCGCGAACCGTGTCGCGGCCGCATCGGCAGCGCCGGGCATGGCGCAGGCGGATTACGCGGACATCGGTCAGCTTGCCAAGTTCGGCATGGCGCGCGAACAGAAGACCGCCGAAGCGTTGGCCGAGGATATCGGGCGGTTCAATTTTGTGCAGAGCGAGGAAGAGCGGCGCTTGCAGAATTATCTCAGCGGAGTGCGCGGCGGCACATACGGATCGAGCGGCACGCAGCCGATCTACGGAGACCCGACTAGCAGTGCCATCGGCAACATCGGAGGAGTCGCAAATATCGGCAAGACGATTTGGGATATGTGGCCGGAATGAGCACCGCAAAATTGAACGAATCGAGGGACTGAGACATGGCTAGCAGCACCACCCAGAGGATGATCGACGCCGGATTGCTCACAAAAGCAGACGTGTTCGACGCGAATTGGGACAAGCTGATGGGCTTTGCTCAGACCATCGGCAATCGCGGATCGTGGCGTACTACGCCGACGCCGCCGCCGCTTGATTTCGCTGGTCCGCAACAGGCGTACAGAAGCGCTATGGGCCAAAGCATGAAGCAGAACCTTGCCCTCAAAGCGTTGAAAGAGCGCGAACTTATGAAGGGCTTGTTCGCGACCCCGACTGTGGACGATGCGGCACTCCAGAACCGGGCGAGGCAGTTGTCCGGCGCGGCAGCGGCACAGGCGTTCCCTCCCGTGTCGGTGCACCGGCTTGGCCGTCAAGATCCACCGGCATCGCCAGCGGAAGAGCCGTCCATAGGCGCGGGGAAGGGCGTATTCCTTGCCCCGAACGTCCCGCAAGGGGGCCAAATCGAAACGCCAGAGGACGCGGCCAAATGGAGAGAAACCTACAGTAGACGCCAGCCAGAGGGCTATTATTACCCACCGGATGTGGCAGCGCACCCTGATCAATTCAAAGAGGCGTTTGTGGACAGCGGTGGATTCCTTGGCCCTCAATTTCAGCCAGTTGACAGAACAGGACGCGCAGTTCCTATCAGTAAGCAATACGCGCCGGGATCGGATATGAAGTACCGAGCGCCGGACTACGCCGCCTTGGCCAAAGCCAGGGGGCCGGGGTTCATGAGTCCCGAAGCAATAAGGGCGTTCGGGCCGCCGCGCACCGAGGCGACCGTCGCGGAGCAAATGTACAACAAATTTCTCCCTGCGTTACGCAGACAGGCGTCAGTGCCGCCCGCTCTCCAGGGCATCCCGGCTGCCCTTCGGCCATTTACTCAGAAATTATTCGCGGCTAACCCAGAAAAGGGGATGGACTTCGTCACTAAACTCCTCGCCGCGCAAACGCAGTATCGCCCGCTGAAGACTCACGACGTGATGGTCGACGGTAAGCCTGTAACTCTTACTGATGGGCAATTACGAGGTGTCGTGGGGAGGGGTGGTGAAATTAGGCCGATCCCCAGAGTGGGAACGACCGTGAATGTCGGTCAAGATAAACAAGACATTTTGCAGGGACTCGGTAGGGATACGATGAAGGCAGCGTATGCCAATGCAGAGACCGCCGGGGGCAAATTACAGAAGCTCTCAGAGATGAACGCTCTATTAGAAACTGGCGTTACAAGTGGTCCGCTTACAGCGTGGTCGCTGCCGTTTAGAAAAATTCTGGGAGAATTTGGTGTTCTAGATTCCACAGGGACGCTGACAATACAGCAAGGTATTAACTCACTGGGTAGCCAACTTGCGTTGGGCGAGCATGGCCCCGGCATGGGACCGATGACCGATGCAGACTTCAAAATATATGAGGGCATCGTTGTAAGCCTCAATAACACGCCAGCGGGCAACGCCCTTGTTATGCACCGCCTCAAGCGGCAATATATGGGGCATCAAATGTACGCCGGTATTTTGTACAACAAATTAAAAGCGACCGGCGCGCAAACGATCAGTCCCGCAATTCTTAGAGAGGCTTGGAAGACTGTTGCCCAGCGTCTCGACGCCGAGCTTGGGCCGTTGTTCCCGAAATTCGAGACCCAAGCCGATGTTAACAAAGCTATAGCGGCTGGTAGCCTGATCATACCGAGCGGAGGGAAGGTTGTTTCGATTGGCGGCAAAGGGCAGCTCGTGAGGAAGAAGGGTGTGCAGTGATGGCCAATTCAGAATACGAGTTTACACCTCTCGGAGGCGATAAGGGCGGCAATCCAATCAACCCCGACGACTACGAAGTGGTCGACCTGTCCCCCGCAACGCCGAAAGGTGTCGAAACCAATATCGGTGAGCTGCCGGAAATCACTGAGCAGACAGCGATCCCCTGGCAGGAACGCCTCGGCACTGACTTCAAGTTGCTGTTCACTAGTGAGCCGTGGGAGAAGGCGCGGATCATCCATAAATCATTCCCCGACCGTACTGAGTTGTTCCAAGATACGAAGACGAATGAACCTATTATCAAGCTGGACAACAAGCACTTCGTCGTCAATAAGGCGGGAATGTCGGCGCAGGACTTAAATGTTTTCGTCGCTGAGGCTGGTGCCTTCATAATTCCAAGCATCCTGTCAGGCGGCGCGTCGATTTTGGCGCGGTTCGGCCTGGGAGCTTTGACGTATGGCGCGGCTGAACTCGGACGACAATTTGGCACGACGATATTCGGCGGTAAAGCGGAGGATGACGCCCCGGTTGATGTCCAAAAAGTTGCCGCAACGTCACTTCTTGGCGGAACGACCGAGGCGTTGCTGCCGCCGGTTTTGAAGATTGGCGGCAGGGTGCTGCGTAAACTCTGGCCGGGCGGCAAAGCGGCATCAACTAAAGGTACAAATACGGTTATCACCGCCGCCGCGTCCGGCGACGGTAGGGCGTTACAGAGGGCTTTGCGGGCCGTCAAACCGTCAACTGCCGCCGCCGCCGATGTAGATATCCCTCTGACGCGAGGCCAACAAACCGGCAGCCGTTCTGATCTCGAAACTGAAGCCATGATGCGCGGCAGCACCGGCCCGTATGGCCCTGGCGCAACGGATGTTATTGATGCGGCCGACGCGAGTCAGATGGCGGCAATCGAGCGTGGAGCGGAGGCTCTTCAAGGCAGAGTAGGGGCGGGGTCGGGGTTCGGGGAGTCTGTGCCAACGGCCATCGGCACCGCTCTGCAAAGCTCTATAATGCAACGGGAGTCGACCGACCGTGCCGCTGCCGTGGCGAAACAGGAAGCGCAGAAGGAATTACTCAAATCTAACCCGGCGTTGGTTCCTAACTATGTGATGCATGGCGGGATCGACCGGATTTTGCAGATACCCGGCGAACGTGCCATCCGTGCGGATATGCTCAACATGATGCCTGACGCGACCCAGGTTTTGGACCGGCTGCGCCGGATTCGTCGGCACTTACGAAGCGGGAAAATTTTCGAGGCGAATTACGCGGTCGTCAATGACTTCTCGCGCTCGTTAACCAAAAGAATCACCAATGTGATGGCCGACCCGGCGCGGAAGGAAGAAGCTGCGCTGCTGCTTGAGATAAAATCCCAGCTCACAGATACGGTCGACACCGCCATGACCAGGGGTCTGATTCAGGGAGACCCGGCCACGATCAGCGCCGTGAAGGCTGGCAACAAATTATGGTCGGAATACATGAAGAGATTCTTCCCTCTGCCGAAGGGCCGCTTTGGGGAAGTGGACGTGGCCGGGAATAATCTTCTGAAGATACTGGGTGGCGAGTCGCCGGAAAAGGTTGTCGGGTTCTTCGTCAATGTGACCAGGGGCGCGCCGAGGAAGGAAACCGGCGAGCTGTTCAAGCGCGTGCAAAACATCTTCGGCAAGGAGAGCGAGGAGATAAAATTGATCAAAGACGCTGTCATCTACCGGATGTTCACGAACGCAACACAGAAGGGTAAGGCAGAGGTCACGCGGACGGCGATTGTGAAAAACTATTTCGACTTCTTCAACAAGAGCAAGTCGCTCGCCGACATCATGTTCACCACTCAGGAGCGTGATTCGATCCGAAAATTCATCGGCCAAGTCTCGCGCACGGTCGCCGCCGAGGTTCCCATAAACCCGTCCGGTTCGGCGCATGTGATCGCTAGGCTGTTGCGCGACGTAGGAACGGGTGGTCTTGTCGGGCGAATAGCGGGGCTAGCGAAGGTGCCGGTGATAGCCAACGTAGGCGGTGCTGGATACGCGAAGACACTCGCCTATGTGAACCGTCTCTCGTCTGCGCCCTGGGGCGCGTTGGCCGTAGCCGGAATGGACAAGGACCGTGATAGCTCGGCGCAGAGAGCTGTGCGCGCGACAGCGGGAGCGGTTGAGTCTCTCCTACCGTAACCAGACTACCCAGAACGTACCCAACGACCCGCTTCGGCGGGTTTCTTATTGAGAGGAAAACATGGCTGAAATCAATGATCTCAACGTAACCGACGCCAGCAACACGGCTCGGTTCCCCGAGGCGATGGCCCCATCGGCCGTGAATGATGGTGCTCGCGCGCTCGAAGGGCTTGTCGCTAGGTGGCACGAAAATATTAATACGAGCATTGCCACGACCGGCAGCTCTAACGGCTACGTTCTTGCCGCGCAAGGCACTCAGGTATTGTTCGACGGGCTGGTGGTCGGCTTCGACGCGAACCACGCTTGTACGGGCGCGAGCACGCTTAACGTGGACGCGACGGGCGTGAAAAACATCCTCAAACATAATGATGTCGCTCTGGCGTCCGGCGACATCGAGGCGAACCAGAAGGTCGTCGTCGTATACGACGGGACGAGCTGGCAGATGATTTCGCCCCTCGGCAATGCGCCATTCGCAGACCCGACGACAACGCGCGGCGATATTATGCCACGCGGAGCATCGTCGATCGGCCGACTTGCAATCGGTTCAGCGAACACTGTTCTGAAATCCGACGGGACTGATCCCGCATGGGGAACGGTGGCCTCAGCTATGATCGCTGATGATGCTGTGGCGACGGCTAAGATCGCTGATGATGCTGTGACTTTAGCTAAAATGGCTCCTGGCACTGATGGCGTAATTATTACCTATGACGCGAGTGGAAATCCGACTCATGTAGGTCCGGGCAGCGATGGTCAAGTGCTGACTAGCACGGGTGCCGGGTCACCGCCAGCTTTTGAAGATGCTGGTGGTGGTGCTACCGCTGCGGCGATGCAAGCCAGCACAAGTGGAACGTCAATAGACTTCACGGGCATCCCTAGCGGCACCATTGCCATTGATGTGATTTGGTCGGCTTATAGTTGCAGCACG